TGTTGTTTGTGTTCCTGTATATACATATAGTTCTAAATCAACACTTACTAAATTAGTGTCATTAAAATTTATATAATACGGACTTCTTGCGTTAATTTTGCTCATCTATCTTTAAATTATTCATTAAATCTATTGCTAAGTTTTCAGCGACACCTTCGGCATATAATTTCATTGATGAGTTTAAAGCATTTGTTAAAAACAATGAAGGTGCTATACCTTGTGCGAAAATAAACTTACTTAAAACATATCCTATTGACTTATAACCTCCTCTTACAAATCTTCCTTTGTCGTCTCTTAATCTAAAATTCTTTTTCTTTGCCCAACTTGATATTGTAGCTGCTGGTGGATAGCTGGTTGTATAAGAGAAAGGACTTTTAGGTGCTTTTTGTTTTCCTATAATTGGTTTCTTTCTTGCACTCTTACTTCCTTCTTTACCTCTATTCTTAGTCCACTCTGTTATAATATTTGGGTCTGCTCCTTTAACTCCTTGGTCTACAAACTTAGCATAATCTTCCATAAAGACTTGAAGATTAAAACCATAATCAGTTTCAAGATTATTATAAAACATATTGTTATATAACGCTCCGTCTCCTTTGCCTTTCCTAACAAGATTATTTCTTGATTCAGCAATTAAATATCTTGCCCAAGCATCTAATAAATTTGTTAGCTTCCTGTATTGCATCTATCAATATTGTTTCTAACTGTTAGTGTAAAATTAAATATCCAACCAGCCATTAGGTTTTCAAACTTATCTTTAAAAGCTTCAGCACTAACTGACGACCTTTCTACAAATGTGTTACCATCATATAAACTACCATTGCATAATTTGTCTGTTAAATGGTTGCCAATATTAAACATTGTACTTTGTACATACAATAGATTATCATTCTTATAAATATCTGGCTCGTTTGTTGTAGTGTCAGAATGAACAATATCCATAATTAAAATACTTATATCATATTGTATTATTTGACTATTGAAGTTAGCATTGCCTACAATTATATGTGCTAAAGGAAATATAGTTTGTTTATCTAAATCTACTTCTGTTATATCTCCTACCGTTACAGATGTGATATTATTGTTTGATAATAACTCGTCTCTTAGTATTTGTATTATTTGTAAATAACTTTGAGCGCCTATATTTTGATTAATTGCCATTAAAATTCTTTTTAATTAATTTCTTTTCTATTTCAGTTTTATCTTTTTCAAATGCTAACATTGTTAAACATAGATTCATTCCTAGTTCTGTTACAGCTTTAAATTTTGTGATGTCTCCTTTACAAAGGGCATAAATAGATTGATACCAACCCCACTTCTTTCCAAATCCAGCAGAGCTTGTTCCGATAGATTGTCCTTGTTCAAAGAGTTCATCATAACGTTGGATAAGTCTATCCCTAAATTGTAAAAAAAAACATTGGAAGAAACTACTGCATCCATTGGCATATCTAACATTGCATCGTGAAATAAGTCGCCTTTATATTCGTGTATTATATATTTTTTACCTTGCTTTTGCTTTATAGGTCTGTACAATACTGCCATTGCTTTATGAATGTTGTTTATGTCGTGTATGTTTGTATCTAAGTCAATGTATTCTCCAAACGTCATTTCTTCTAAGTCTGGTATAAATCCAAATTCAGAATCTCCCATTTTGAATCTTAAAACTAATTGTGGTTGTTCTTCTAACACCTTATGAAGATGAACTACTAATTCATTATAATCAGACACTCTAATAGCAGTAGCTTCTTTATAACTAATATTACAAAATATTTCAAGCATTTTTAGATTAATAAATCTTTCTGCATTATTGATATCTTTATTAGTTTCTAATACTTTTTCATAAGTCTTATACTGCCTTAAAGTAATATCAGCAAGACTATCTGGAACACTTAATTTTAACTTCATAATGATATAACGATATTTGTTAGTTTATTTTTAAATCTAATGTACAAAAAAAAGGATAACATTTCTGCTACCCTTCTAACCAAACAAATTAAAAAAATTAATCAACAATAAACTTAGCAAGTTTCTTATACTCTTCTTGGATATGTTTCTTTTCATACATTACCTCATCAAAGCATATCCTTGTTATATTTGGTATATCTCTCATAAGGTTATAAGCGTTAAATGTTAATATAGTGCCATTATCTGTTTGAATATTAACCTCTCCATTTTTTCCTCCCCACAATGTTGTGGTACTATCAATATATATATCTTCCATTATCTTATGTTATTTAATGTATCTATTATTCTATGTTTTCTTTCTTCTAATCTTTTCCATTGAGGTTGTTCCCATTGCTTTTGGTTTTTCTTTTTAGCATAATGTTCCCAACTATCTAAAAAATGATTAATTGCTTTTAATTCTGCTTTTAAGTCGTCTGCTTGTGTTCTCATCTAATTAGTTCTAAATATATAATAAAGTGAATCTCCTATTTTGTGTTCGTATTCACTGCCATCATAATAAGCAAAGTGATGTCCGTATCCGTCTGCACTAAAACAATTCTCAGCAGTTTGTTCCCAATCAATAGCTAACCACCACAACTTATTTAATTTTGTTCCGTCAAAATAACATTGTTCTGTAGTTTCTTGAATCTCATCTTTATAAATTTCCCAAATATAATCCTCGTGAATAAATCTATATTCTTGTCCGTCTATCTCTGCAAAAAAGTCATCATAGTCATTAAACAATTTATCTTCTAACTCTCTTACCTCATCTCTGTTAATAGGTAAATCTAATTCGTGTGCTATACATTCTAAAATATCTCTTGTCATATTATCTATAGTTAAAATAGGTTCTACTATTCTCTAAGGTATTGATATTATCTTCTAAGCTGCCTAATAATTTACCACAAAGAGGAATACACTCTGTTATAACCTTTGTACCTTTCTTAAGTCTTTTCTTCTTATAAGACCAATCTTCTGGCAATACCATTTCTTTCCTACCCATATAACCCATAGTTTCTCTATCAGGTTTTTCCATTCTAATGCTACCATAATACTTACCTCTATAATATATTTCGAGGTCGTATCCTAAAATTTCATAATGTGATTTCATATCTATTAATTTATTTACTTAAAGATAATTAAAAATATTTAATAAAACAAGAAAAAGTTAGTTTATATAATACTTTCCGTATCTAGGTCTGCCTAATTTATTGACAATACTATACCTTAGTGCATCAATTGTGTGGTTAAAAGCATCTATTGGTTTGTTAGTTAGTTGTCCATTTTTGTCTTCTATATATTTATAGTTCCTTAGCTCTTTAATCATATTAATACTATCATCAGTAACATACAATTTATATCTCCTTATCATATCTATACTAATATTTATTGCACCCTTATAGGTTTTTTTAGTATTGTATCCCATTCTATGTATCTCCTCGATACTCTTTGGTTCAGCAGAATCACACCATATCTCATCTCTTCTATCCATTCCTAACCTTTGTAACTCTTTACCTATATCTTGGTTTGTCATTCCTGTACGATAAAGTAACTCCCTTGTGTACATACTATCGCCATCCACATAAGTTTCTACTAAAGCACTTGGGTCATTACTAAATCCAAAATCAAGACCTCTGCCAATTAATTTAGCAGTTGGTGGTATATTATGTATGGTTTGGAAATTAAAGACAAGAGAACGGCTCTTACCACGCTCTCCTAATCCATATACTCTCCAATAGTTCTCATCAATATATTTAAGACGTTCAATTTCCTCAACAAGTGTCTTTTCTAAAAAAGGATTATCAAGGTAAGTTGTTTGATAAAAGTCCACATCATCACGAGTAAGTACCTTATCATATATCCAATGATACTCATCACTTGGGTTGTAGTCTATTATGATTTGTTCTGTGGTACGAAATATAAGTTGTTGCCAATCTTCATAGTTTAATTCATTGGCTTCATTAATAAATAATAAGTTTCTTTTCCTACCTCGTATTTTAGTTGGTTGGTCTAATGATATAAATTCAATCATATTGCCATTCAGAAAGTATTCGTGTGTACTCTTTGAATGTAATTCTTCATAATATAATTCTCCTTTTTTAAGTATATCAAAGAAGTCTCGCATAACAGTTCCCCTAACAGAAGGAAATGTCTTACGGACTATTGTTATTGTCTTGGACGTATTCTTTGTGCAATAGTTATATATAATCCATAGTAGTATATTATATGTTTTACCACTACGAGTTCCACCCTGCTCAACAATTATCTTCTTATCGGTATTGCATAGGTGTTCATAAACTATATTACTCTGTATCGTCTGCTTTAGCATTTCTAACTATTTCTACATCAAATAATTTAGTGCCTTCAAAACCTGTGTGTTCCATTCTCTCAACATAACCTCTCTTTTTACCTTTAGTCTTTAAGTAGAATATTGTTGCACTTGTACTGCCTTCTAATATTTGTTTATGCAATTGGCTCTCTGCCATATCTAAGGCAATGTTTTGTATATCATCAACTTGCTTCTTAAACTCTGCATCATCTTTACACCATTGATAGAATTGTGTTCTACCTAT